TAGTCAACCCATTTTATCTTTTTTGTTTCATAATTAAAAGAATAATTATTATCAGATAAGTATTGTGCTACTGTTTCTTCAAATTTTGATCTGTACATCATTCCTCTCATTATAGTAACGATAAGACTTACTCGCCACACATAAAAATTTTTTCTTTGTCTTCCTCGTCATGTTTTTCACAATGACAATTAGAACAAAGTAGAATACAATTACGCATTTCTTCTTTTAAAGTCTCACGACTAAAATGAAACATTTCACTTATCATTCCTCTCTTAGGGCCAACATGGTGAAAGTGTAAAGCCATCAAAGATTTTTTGTAACCACAAACAGAACAGCCATAAATACTTTTAACTCTTCTAACAAATTTTCTGTTCTTAGCTTTGTGTTCCTTCCCCACTCTCTATTTCCTTTTATTTAAAAAGTTAAATCTTCTGGTACATTTGGCTT